GTAGTAGATGGTGACTTTACTGTAAACGGTACTAACTTCTCAGCATCAGCAACATCTATCACAATTGAAGATAACATGGTTCAACTTGCTCACCAGAATGCAGCAAACACAGTAGACCTTGGTCTTGTAGTTGCTTATAACGATGGTACAGCAAAGCATGCAGGTATCGTAAGAGATGTTTCTGCAAATAAGTGGAAACTATTTGAAGGCGTAACTACAGAGCCAACAACAACAGTTGACTTTACACAGGGAACTCTTGATGACCTACAAGTTGCGGGATTTGAAGCAACATCAGCAACTATTGGAGATGTATCAAATACAGAACTTCAGTACCTTAATGGTGTAACTTCAGCAATCCAAACACAGATTGATTCTAAGGCTCCAACAGCAGACCCAACATTCACAGGTACTGTATCTGGTGTAACAAAGGCTCACGTAGGTCTTGGTAACGTAGACAATACTTCAGACGCTAACAAGCCAGTATCAACTGCTACACAAACAGCACTTGACCTAAAGGCAAATCTTGTATCACCAACATTCACAGGTACTGTAACACTTCCATCAGGCACTGTTACATCTGCAATGATTCTTGATGGAACAATCGTTGATGGAGATATTTCAGCATCAGCAGCGATTGCTCAGTCAAAGATTTCTGGACTTTCAGCATCATTTGCTGCAAAGGCAGACCTTGCCTCACCAACCTTCACAGGTACAGTAACAATTCCAACTGGTGGTGTAATTACAACTCCATCACTTACACTCTCAACAACAACATCTACAGTTAATGGTAGAATTGCTTGGGATGGAACTAACGATAAGATTATCGTTGGTGATGGAACACTAGCAATTGAGTTTGCACCATCAACAAAACTTACAAATGCTCAGACAGCATCTTACACAACAGTGCTTGCTGATAAAGATAAGATTGTTGAAATGAACGTAGGTTCAGCAAACAACTTAACAGTTCCACTAAACTCTTCAGTGGCATATCCAATCGGTTCTGTAATTAACATCGTACAGACAGGTTCAGGACAAACCACAGTAGTCGCAACATCAGGTGTTACAGTTAACGCAACACCAGGATTAAAGTTGAGAGCACAGTGGTCATCTGCAAGCCTTATCAAGCGAGGAACCGACACTTGGGTACTCGTTGGAGATCTTGTAGCATAGTACTTAACAAAAAGCAAAGTACTTAACCTAAACTTAAGGTTAAGAAGTTAAAACCCCGCATAACAGTGGGGTTTTTTCTTTTTAATTGTATGATATACTTGACACTACTTCAGAATTTGTGAAGTACTCAACTAATTTTTGCTATGAAAGGTAAATAATAAATGTCAGATACAGTATTCTCTTTTCGTCTTTCAGATGAATTTGTAAATAAATATAATAACACTCCAGCACCATTTGGATTCTCAGATGCAGGCTCTAATTCATTAGGAGAAATTACATTTATTCGTACATATTCTCGTGTTAAGGAAGATGGAACTAAGGAACGTTGGCATGAGGTTTGCCGTCGTGTAATTGAGGGTATGTATTCAGTACAAAAAAATCATGCTAAGGATAATCGTCTACCATGGAATGATAACAAGGCGCAGAAGTCTGCACAAGAAGCATTCCAAAGAATGTTTGAACTAAAGTGGACACCACCAGGTCGTGGTCTCTGGGCATTTGGAACTCCTATGACTATGGAGAAGCGTAACTCTGCTTCCCTACAAAACTGTGCTATGGTCTCTACTCGTGATATTGATAGAAACGATCCAGGAGCCCTATTTTCCTGGGTAATGGATGCTTTGATGCTGGGCATTGGGGTAGGCTTTGATACCCTTGGACAAGACAAGCAGATGGTTATTTATGCACCTACAGAGCCAGCCTCTACCTATGAAATCCCAGATACTCGTGAAGGTTGGGTAGAGTCTGTTAGATTACTTATTAACTCATTCCTTCGTCAAAACCAGCCTATTCAGGAATTCAACTATGACCTTATCCGACCTCTAGGAGCACCTATTAAGGGCTTTGGAGGCGTTGCAAGCGGTCCAGCACCACTTATTGATCTCCATACACGCATTCGTAATGTAATCGGTTCTAGAGCAGGAGAAGCACTTGATAGCCGTGCTATTGTAGATATTGTTAACCTTATTGGTACCTGCGTTGTTTCTGGAAATGTTCGTCGTTCTGCTACCCTTGCACTTGGAACACCAGAGGATGAAGGTTTTATTAATCTTAAGAATCCAGAAGTATTTCCTGAAAGAAATTCATACGATCCAGAAAAACCAGGTTGGGCATGGATGAGTAATAACTCTATTGCTGCTGAGGTTGGAACTAAGTATGAAGATTATGTAGACTTAATTGCTGACAACGGAGAACCAGGTTTTATCTGGCTTGATGTTGCTCGTAATTATGGTCGTCTTGCAGATGCTCCTGACTACAAAGATACTCGTATTATGGGTTTTAATCCATGTGCAGAGCAACCACTAGAATCTTATGAACTCTGTACTCTTGTAGAAGTTCACCTTAATCGTCATGAGTCTAAAGAAGATTTCTTAAAGACACTTAAGTTTGCATATTTGTATGGAAAGACTGTAACTCTTATGCCAACACATTGGCAACAGACAAACGGTATTATGCAACGAAACCGTCGTATTGGTACATCACTTACAGGCATTGCTGCATTTGCTGACGAACATGGTCTTCCAGTAATTCGTGAGTGGATGGATGAGGGATACAATACAATTCGTAAATATGACCATTCATATTCAGAGTGGCTATGTGTTCGTGAATCAGTTCGTGTAACTACTGTTAAGCCATCAGGGTCTGTATCACTACTTTCTGGTGCTACTCCTGGAGTTCATTGGGGACCTGGTGGAGAATTCTACCTTCGTGCTATTCGCTTTGGTGATCAAGATCCAATGCTTCATTTGTTTAAAGCAGCGGGATATAAGGTTGAACCAGATCTAGTGTCAGCAAACACACAGGTAGTATACTTCCCAGTTGCATCAGGACATAAACGTTCTGAGAAGCAGGTTAGCCTATTTGAGAAGATTGGTTTGGCAGCAACTGCTCAGAAGTACTGGTCAGATAATGGTGTTTCTGTGACTCTTTCATTTGACAAGGAAGAAGAGAAAAAGTTTGTTGCCCCAGCACTCAATATGTACGAGGGACAACTAAAGGCAGTCTCATTCCTTCCAATGGGAAATAAAACATATCCTCAGCAGCCATATACAGAAATCACAAGAGAAGAATACAATGCTTATGTAGGCAAGATTGGCAAGATTGACTGGTCTGCTATTTATGATGGCGTAGAAAATCTTGAGGCTGCTGGAGAGGCTTATTGCTCAACTGATGCTTGTGAGATTAAGTTTTATTAATGCTTAGCCTGCTATAATAGTCTGATAGGAGAACAATGTCTAATCCATCAAACTTATATGCAGAAAAAGTATTTGCAGAGCACCCACTCTCACTATGGTCATTAGACGATCAGGTTGATTATGTCAGTTTAATCACTGAGGCAGGAAGAGACCTGTCCAGTGTTTATTGGGATATTTCTGGCGGTACTGCTGAGGCTTCTTCAGATATTATTGGTCAGCCATTTATAGATAGTGCTATAACAAAAATTGAGGCAGATGTTCCAGTAGGAGCAACATCAGATTTCACTGCAATTAGCACAGATATCATAAATTTTGAAAGTATGGATAGTAGGTTAGGAACTTTTTCAGTTGGTGCATATGTATATGTTGAGAGCGTCAATGTTAAAAGCATATCTATTGGATATGAGTATACAGACTCTCTAAGCAATATTGTTCAAGATCTAAAAACTTTTGATTTAAATTTTTTTGGCAACTGGGTATTTGTTTCTGATACTTTTCTTAGAAAAAATCAAGACTCAAACATAAGAGCAGTCATTAAAATCACTTCTAATCCTGGTGGATCTACTCCATCAGATTATACCTATTACGTTAATGGACTAAGCATTGGTCAATGGTCTGAAGAGTTTAATGCAACTTCTCTTGGAGTTAATCTTGAACAGGTTCCAACAACAATATCTATTCCTTCCTCAGAGGGCAAACCAACATCTGCATATGGTGTTGATGGAGACTATGCATACTACTTGTCTGCAAATGGAAGTTTATGTGCAAAGAATTCAGCATTTCCACTTGTATTCGGTTCTTCAAACTCAACTACTTTGACTCCAGGAATTGATGGATCACCTTCATTAATTATTCCAGGAAAAGGATTTTTAAACAGTACGGGTAAATATAAAGACTACACTGTAGAATTTTGGACAAGAATAACCTGTGACTCAATAACACCTAAAAAAATATTTGGTCCAATCGCTAGTTCTGACGGTATTTATGTAGAGGGTGGTTTTATAACAATAGTCGTTGGAGATAATTTTGCTTCACACTTTGTTGGAGAATGGTTTAGGCCAATGCTTTTGGACTTTAAGGTAATTAGAGATTCTGCTTCTTTGCTTATTAATGGAGAAGAAGTTATATCTTTGTCTTATAAAACAGAAGATCTAGTTCTTCCAGATGAATTTGATAACTCTGGAAAAAGTCAAGACTGGCTTGCTTTTTATTCTTTTGATGATGTTACTCCAATACACATAGATTGTTTTGGTATATATCCTTATTCTGTTTCAACAATTGTAGCAAAAAGAAGATGGGTATATGGACAAGGTGTAGGTTCTCAAGAAAATATTAATTCTGCATATGGAGGAACATCAGCATTTGTTGACTATACTTTTGCAGACTATACAGCAAACTATAACTATCCAGATTATGCAGAATGGCAACAGGGAACATTTGATAACCTTTCAACTACTGTAAGTTCAGTAACAACTCCAGACTACAGACTGCCAGAAATATTTTTAGAGTCAAAAACTATTAAAAATTTATATGATGACAACAATTTAATTCAAACAGAAGATAAAAGATTTTTTACTTTTAGGCCAGATTCATCGTGGAATAATAAAAACTGTTATTTAAATTTTTCTAGTTTTAATGTGTTAACAGATGAACTTCACACAATATACGGAGTATTTAAGGTTCTTGAATCAGATGTTTCAGATCAAATTTTGTTTAAAATATATAATTCTCTTAATGATAACTACTTTGTTATCAATAAGGATGGGTCAAACATTAAATATACTCTTTACTTTAACGGAGAAGGACAAGAACTTTATTCTGAAAATGATTTTGCAGTAGACGAGTCTTTTAGTGTTGGCATACAAATTAATAAACTAGTTAATTATTTTGGTGGTGATGTTGCTGTATTTTTTGGAAATCAAAATGGATTAAAGATATACGTAGGTGGAGATGAATCAGGAAATACTTTTACTGGTAACATATACTCTGTTGGGTTTTCAACAAACTATAATGCATCAGTAATTTCAGATCATTTTGATACTACAGGAATTGCAATGTTTGATAGCGCTACAGAACTGCTTGAGCATACAGCAAGTTACACAATATTACCGCTACAACAATACGATAAGTTTTTCTTAGACATTGGTGTTTCTGGTTATTGGGAAGACTACATTCCTCTTTCTTATTTTGCACAATACGTTAAAGATAGTTCTGGCGAAGAATTTTATGATATTGATTTTTTACAGTTTAATATAGGATACCCATCACCATCACAACTAACAGAAAGAGAAACAGTAACAACCTGGACATATTCTGACCTGTATTCTCAGTATCAAAATCCTACTCAGTTAACATACTCTCATCTTGATGATATTCTCCATACTGGATGGAACGATTACGAAGACCTTGCTCAAAAATCAATTAAATATTATGAGTATGATACAAGCAATGCAAATATTCAGAGTCACATTACATTTCAGTATATAGAAAATGGATCTAATCTTTTAGAAAATAACTTTATTAATACAGTAAATGCAGATCAGTCAAGAATTATTGATGTTGAACAATATCCAAATTGGTCAACCACTAAGTTCCAAGTAGTTGATAATACAATTATTTATCCAAGCAAAAATATTGACTTTAATAGTTTAGCAATTGTTTTGCACCTCAACTTAAATGTTCGTGGCATATTAACAAAACAACTAAAGTTAAAAAAGGTTCAGTTTGCTTCTCAAGTATTTAACGATAACTCCTTTAATCCAGTTGGCACAAGATTTGGAATAAATCTTTTCCCATATAAAAAGTCTGGAATTTATTATGATTATAAGTCTAATAATCCATTTAGTATTTATAAAGATAATACTCCTTACCTTTATATGACAAGAAACTCTGGTATTGAAGTTCGTGGTGACTCTTCGTTTGATCGTGGAATATCTATGCCAATTAATGACAATAAAGCATCTTCTTATAGAGTTGGAGCATTACAACTTTGGACAAGATACGACGGTGATAAATTTTCTACTGATCCAGTCAAAATCTTTGAGGTAGACTACAAGTCTGATGCAATAGAATTTTACATGATAGCAGATAGTGCATATGCTAAACGTGCTAGAATTTATGCAAAAAGCAGGAACAGTGGTCAAGACTTTACTGGGCTATCATACTATGTAAATGGTCTTCTTGTTCGTGAGCCAGTTATTACAGTTAAAGAGTGGACAGTTCTTGGCGTAGGATTTTCATCAGATATTATTTTTGACTCAAAATTAGGAAATTTAAACCTAAGTGGACCTATGATATTTAATAACATAACATACTATCAGTCTAACAGTCTTCAGCAAATTCAGAGCAAGATCACAAGACCTTGGATTAAAGTCAAGAGTGATGGCCTAACTAACTATGACTGGCAGTACTGGGATAATAATTTTTCATGGAATGGCATGCTAGTTTTAGGCACATTTGATGTTTATGGGGTCAACCCTGGAGATGTTTATCGTGCATATCTTGGTACAAACAAGACCATTTTTGACGACTCACATGGATTATCTGTTAATCCAGACAAAATAAATATCTATAGTACAGTTGGATGGTCAACAAACACTACATCTCCAGTCTAATATGGTATACTGATAGTTATGGACTCACTAATAAACCCCGAAACTGGTCAACCTATTGTAAAAAATGTACGCAGGCAGGTAATTGAAAAGAAGTACAACTGGGGACTCTATGTTTATAAGAAGTCAAATGGTAAATGGTTTACAGACGGAAATGGCAATGTTCTTAATATTGAGTCAATGAGAAATGACCTAACTAAGATGGCAGAATTAAAGGCAGCAGCAAAACACTACGGTGACGAGGGCGACGGGGAATGTATATTTGTTCCTGGCCTTACAAGAATTTCTGATGAAGAACATTCAGAACAATTAGATCGTATGAAGGCTGGACTTATTCCATCAATGAACGATTTAGGTGCATGGCATGCAGCACAACAGACATTAAACAAGGCAGGCAAGGAACAATTTGATGAGTAATAGCGATTACCTTGAAGCAAGACTTGGCACAACAGAAAAGCCAGAAAGTCAATTTAAAAATAGTGACCCATTTAATAAGTCTTGGGATGAATTAAAAACTTTAGGCGGTATTGAGGATAACTTTAAGCGCCGTATGACAAGACAAGTCAATAAGGCAATGACGCAAGAAGGTTATCTTGCTACAAATGCAAATATTAACTTGCTAAGCACACAATATCTTGATTCAGCAAATGCAGATCCAAAAGGAAGAGATGACTCTGGCTCAAAAGCAATAAATCCTGGTTTGGTATATCGTAATGGATATGGTTTGTTTGATGTAATTACTCCACCATACAACTTATATGAACTTGCTAATTTTTACGATACATCTTTTGCTAACCATGCTGCTATTGATGCAAAGGTAGAAAATGTAGTTGGACTTGGCTATCGCTTTGATGTAACAGACAGAACAATGATGAGTCTTGAAAATAATACAGATAAAGCAGCAACAGACCGTGCTCGTAAGCGTATTGAAAGAGCAAAATTAGAACTGCGTGACTGGCTTGAATCTCTTAACGATGATGACAGTTTTACACGTACAATGGAAAAAATTTATACAGACCTACAAGCAACTGGCAATGGGTATATGGAAATTGGTAGAACCGTTGCTGGAGAGATTGGTTACATTGGACACATTCCTTCAACAACAGTTCGTGTACGCCGACTTCGTGATGGTTTTGTTCAGATTATTGGTCCAAAGGTTGTTTACTTCCGTAATTTCGCTGCAACAAATATAAACCCATTAACCTCAGATAACAGACCTAATGAAATTATTCACTTTAAAGATTATTCACCTTTAAATACATACTACGGTGTTCCTGATATTATTGCAGCATTGCCATCTCTTATTGGAGATCAACTTGCCTCACAGTACAATATTGATTATTTTGAAAATAAAGCGGTACCAAGATATGTTATTACTCTTAAGGGTGCAAAACTATCAGCAGACGCAGAAGACAAGATGTTTAGATTTTTGCAGACAGGACTTAAGTCACAGTCACACAGAACACTATACATCCCACTTCCTGGAGACAACGACCATTCAAAGGTTGAGTTTAAGATGGACCCGATTGAAAATGGGATTCAGGATGGATCATTTAAAGAGTATCGTAAGCAAAACCGTGATGACATTCTTGTTGCCCACCAAGTTCCAATTTCAAAATTAGGTGGTTCAGATTCAGGTGCAATCGCAGCAGCCCTTGCACAAGACCGTACATTTAAAGAGCAGGTTTCTCGCCCAGAGCAACAGCATCTTGAAAAGGTTATAAGCAAGATCGTCAAAGAAAAGACTGACATTTTAAGTTTTAAGTTTAATGAACTTACCCTTACAGATGAAATTGCACAGTCTCAAATTCTTGAGCGTTATGTTAAGAATCAGATCATGCTTCCTAACGAGGCTCGTGAACTTCTTGATTTACCGCAGGCTGACCATGGAGATACTCCACTTGAACTTAGCCCAAGACAGGCAGCAGACTCAAGAGCAAATGGTAATCGTTCACGAGATGCAGAAAGAACAAACAACCAGTCTGACGGCTCAGCAACAGTGTCTGGACGTAATCCGAAGGGTGAAGGTAGAGCATCTCAATAGTTGAGAAAACTCTATAAATGTTTGGTATAATGGAATACGATATGAACATAAATAAGGCTTTTTGGACCACTGACGGCGACAATGTTCGTCTTTCAATGCCCTTTGGCAAAGTTGATACAGAGAAAAGAATAGTCTCTGGTTTTGCTTCTCTTGACAATCTTGACAAACAATATGACATTGTTACTACAGAAGCATCAATGAGTGCTTTTGCAAAGTTCCGTGGCAATATTCGTGAAATGCATCAGCCTTCAGCAGTTGGAAAAATGCTTAACTTTAAAGAAGAAAAATATTTTGACCCAGAGACAAAAAAGTTCTACAAGGGCGTTTATGTTTCAACTTATATTTCTAAGGGTGCACAGGATGCATGGGAAAAGGTTCTTGATGGAACATACACAGGTTTTTCAATCGGGGGAAGAATGAACAAGTGGGATGACGCATACAATGAAGAACTTGATAAGTCAATCAGAATTATTAAAGAATATGATCTTGTTGAGTTGAGCCTAGTAGACTCCCCAGCAAATCAGTTTGCAAGCATTATGTCAGTTGAAAAGGTTGATGGAATAGACACAATCAAGGGAGACCTTGCTGATGTAGTTGTAGAAAATGTTTTCTATGATGCAGAAACAGGAATTGTTCTAACTTCCGATGAAGAAACATATGTTAGCCCAGTTAGCGGTAACGAAATGAAAAACATTGGCTTTGTAGAAAAGAATGATAATGAAAAAGCAGAAATGATAAAGTTCTTAGTTGATAGTGCTAAAGGCATTAATACTTCTAAGATTACAAAGGAGGTAAGTCCTATGACAGAAGATACAACAGCAGTTGCAGAAGCACCAGTTGCAGAGGCAGCAGTAGAAGAAGTATCAGTAGAGGTCACTCCAGAGGCACAACCAGCAGAAGAATCAGAAAAGGCTGAAGTAGTTGCAGAAGCAACTCCAGAAGCAGTAGAAAAGTCTGATTCAGATGATAGTGCTACATCTTCAACAGAAGATGCAATTCAGACTCTTGAAGCACCAGCAGCAGAAGACGCTGTTAAGGCTGATGAAGTAATTGCAAATGCGATTACAGAAATCAAAGAATCTGTTACTAATGCCTTTGGCGATCTAACAGCAACAATTAAGTCACTTAGTGATGAAGTTGCTAATATGAAGAAGTCTCTTGATGCCACAACAACTGATGTAAATCAGATCAAGGGTACTTTTAATGAAATTGGAAAGAGAGTTGATTCCGTAGAAAAGGACACCGCTTTCCGCAAGTCTGGCGATCTAGGCGAGATCGTGCAGGAATTGGATTCAAACCCAGTTCAAAAATCCCTATGGGGCGGACGTTTCCTCAAATTCTCCGACCTATATAACTAACATAAAAATCACTAGGAGGTGAACAATATGTCAGAAGATATCGTAAAAAACTATCCAGGAACTACACAGGTCCACACCCATACAGGTGAAGGCGCAGTAGCATCTGGTTCTACCGCAGACGCAGCAGCCATTGTTAATGGTCGTGTTGGTGTCATGGGTAACATTGATGGTGCAAACTACGGTGATGCTCAACTCGGAGTAAATCCAGTTGGTACACCTGGTGGTATCCTATTGCCTGAACAAGCACGTCGCTTCATTGATTATGTGTGGGATGCTACAGTTCTCGCTAAGGATGGACGTAGAGTTACTATGAGAGCCAACACAATGGAACTTGAAAAAGTTAACGTTGGTGAGCGTGTAATTCGTGCAGCAGCACAAGCAGATCCTACATTTACAAATGCAGGAGCAACTTTCTCAAAGGTTGAATTGACTACTAAGAAGATTCGTCTTGACTGGGAAGTTTCAACAGAAGCACTTGAAGACAACATTGAAGGTGGCGCTCTTGAAGACCATCTCGTTCGTTTGATGACAAACGCTTTTGCTAACGACATTGAAGATCTTGCAATTAATGGTACAGGTGATGGTTCAGACTCATTCCTTAGCATTATGGAAGGCTTCGTCTCAAAGGTACAGGGCGGAGACTCACACGAGTCATTCGTAACAGTTGCTGATAACAACTGGACAACACCAGTACTTCAGGATATCATCCTTGCAATGCCACGTAAGTATCGTGCAATCAAGAACAATCTTAAGTTCTATGCTGGTACTGATGCATTCCAGGGAATCGTCAAGAACAACGGTACACTTGCTGATGCAATTGCAGAAGCATTTACACCACGTCTTGGTGGAACAGAAGCAAACCGTCAAGCATACTATGATGGTGGCGCTCAGACATTTGGTGGAGCACGTACAACTCGTGTTCTCGGTGTTGAAGTTCAGGAAGTTCCTTACTACCCTGCAGGTTATGTAGATCTTACATTCCCTCAGAACCGTGTATGGGGATTCCAGCGTGATATCACTGTAAACCGTTTCTACCAGCCAAAGAAGGACACCATTGAATATACAGTGTTCGTCCGCTTTGGTCTTCAGTGGGAAGAACTTGACGCAGTTGCATTCGCAACAGCAGCAAACAACTCATAATCGCAAAACGATTGACTTTGGGGGGCAGCGTAAAATCTGTCCCCCTTTAGTCATTTAAGGAGCAATAATGTCATATACAGGAACACCTCAAGATCACACACATGTTGCAGAAGGTGCAATTGTTACACTGGGAAATCCAGGAGTAATCGTAATGGGTCCAGGAGGACTTCAAGTTAACACGATGGGCACTTTAGGTGAAGCAAATATGGGTGATACATCAGGACCAAACGCTGTTAATCCATCTGGAACTCCACACGGAATTCGTTTACCATTGCAAAATAATTTTGGTAGAGGAAGACGACGCTAATTCTGGTATAATGACTTAGGAGGAATTAATGTCTATTATTGAAGATTTATCTAAAAAGACTGTTATGGAAATAAAGTCTTATGCTAAAAAGAACAACATTGATTTATTTGGGGTAAATACAAAGGCTCACATGCTTGAGGTTATTGCTAGTTGGACTCCAAAAGAGATAACAACAGAAAAGCCACAGGTAAAGAAAGTCAAAGATGACAAAATAGCACTATTTTCTGGAAGAAATATTTTCTGGAATGGTGTTGGAGAACTCGTAAAAGGGTATAACATTGTGACTAAGGAGGTTTCCGAAAAGTGGCTCACCCACAATATGGTTCGCATAGCGACACCACAAGAGGTAGCAAAACACTACGGTAAATAAATATGATAGTTCTAAGACTCCCACCATATCCTATTGAAGTCAAGTATGACGTACCAGAAGCAGATACCGATTACCTTTTTACTATTGAGAACGCCCCTAGAACAATTGAGGCATCAGAAGTTTTAACATCAGATTCTAACTCACAAATAACATTTACTCTTAATGGTGACTTTGTTAAGTATGATCACGACTATGCTGTAGCAATTTATGAAATGGTTGATGGCGAACCAGAACACATTTTTGTTGAAGATATCCTTAGTATTGTTCGTCCTTATGTTGATCCAAGAACTTTAGGAACAACAGCAACTGAGATTGCAGAGGCTCAATATAATGAGCGTATTGCTAGAGCAATTATTGATTCACTTATTAGTCGTGGATTTACTTTTGAGAAAAAAGTGCTTGAGGTAGTTGGTCAAGGAACCGATTATATGCCAGTATGGGAAACAATCTATAAGATTGATCAGGTTTATGAAAATGGCGTTTTGGTATATGACTATAACGAATCACCATCAGCACTTGCTGGATTTGATTATGTTATTACACAAGATAGAACCGCAATTGTAAAGGTTCCAACAGACTCAAGTCAGTATGAATCTAAAAATCGTAATGAGCGCAAACCATTAAAGTATAGAGATGCTGGATCAGACTCATTCTATGCGTATGCTCCATATGAAAATTTTGACAACATGTGGACAAATACAAGAAATCCAGCGGTGTCTTTTCCAGAAGGTACTGACTACATATTTATTTACGAGGCAGGGTACAGAGTTATTCCAAACGATGTTCGTGATGCAATTACCATGCTTATTGATGACATTAAGTGCGGAAAAATGGATCACTACAAAGCATATGTAACAGACTATAAGACAGACCAGTTTAGTCTTAGATATGATCCATCAAAGTTTTCTGGTACTGGAAATATTCTAGTTGATATTATTCTTGACAAGTATATAACTGATTTACGTACCCCAGGTATTTTATAATGAATAGGGTATGTGAAAGTACCGATTTTATGTTTCCAATGCTTGCGGATGTTTATTATCCTATTGTTGATCAAGGTGCATATGGAAATGTACAAAAACAATGGATCCTTGATATACAATTTGCTTGTAATTTTACCGTTCAAGGAACAGCATCTGCTAATGAAGAAGTAAAGCCTAATGTAAATATTACAAAAGAGAATATGCTTATTGGAAGAACTAAGACAGACATTAGAATATCCAGTAATAAAGAAATGCAGTCTATAACCAACATTGTTATTACTAACATTAAAACAACTCAAGATCAGCCAGTATATATAGAAACATCTGGTCCAAGATCAGGTCACTCAACTATTTATGAAATTGCATCTATAGAACCTATACTTGGATTTTTAAATACAATAGAATATTATAGAGTTATCCTAAGACGCTCAGAGAACCAGGCTACAGATATATGATGAAATTAACCTTTAACTCTAGACAATTTGAAAAAGACATGAAAAATATTATTGCTTATTCTGAAGGCTTTATTGAAGGAATACAAAAAGGAAAAACAAAGTTTTTTGCAAACCTTGGAAAGATGATTATAGAGTCAGCAAAGGTCTTTATTGATTCAAATGCAAGAATAAATCCAGTAATCCTTCATCATGTTTATGAGTGGCAAAAAACAGGAAGCCCAAGCGCAAGACTATTTGACATTAATTACACAGTAAATAACATGGGGCTTTCTTTTAACTCTACATTTTCTCAATCTACATCAATTAAGAATGGATCTTCAGAACCATTTTATGACAAAGCACGTATTATGGAAAATGGAATTCCAGTAACTATATCTCCAGTAAATTCTTCTGTACTTGTATTTGAAGATAACAATGATGTTATTTTTACTAAAGGGGATATCGTAGTTGAAAATCCTGGAGGAGTAGAAGTACAAGGTTCTTTTGAAAAGGTTTATTCAGAATTTTTTACAAAATATTTTACTCAGGCATTTTTACGCACAAGCGGATTAACGCAATATTTTAATAATCCAGTAGTATACAAAACAAAACTTTCACAGGCAAAACGTGGTGGTAAAAATCTTGGAGTACAGGTTGGATATAGTTGGATAGGAAGTGCAGGTATGCCAGGTGGCCAATGATTCAGTTTTAAATACACCAACACTATGGGTTAATAAATACTTACAGTCAAAAATTGCAGAGTGGGCAAATATCGGACTCCCCCTTTTTCCATCTACACCTAGCACTATTGATGACCTAACAGAGCAATGGGTGGTTATAGATGGAGTTAGACTTGGTTTTACTGGAGTAATGGGAACTTGGGACAGACTGATCCGAATGAATAAAAAAGGATTTCCGCACATAAAATGTGAACAAATAATGTATTATTTTTATGGACTAGAAGGAAGTTCAATTACTCAAATGGTTGCTGTTCAAGAAGCCGTACTTCGCTCCATGGACCGAATGGATGAGTCTGCTCAAGAGATCAATGATTGGTGCTCAAATAGGCAGATTAATATAGGAGAAGAAACACCAATTGACTGCCAGTTTTACTTCCACAACTTTAAGGTATATCAACTTGAAGAGGTTAGAGACATTATTGACTTTGGCACGGCTAGAACATACGGCGGTAATAAGATAATTATTGAGTTTGACTACCACCAAACAGGGGACCTAGCAAGCGCATCTTGGACCCCAGAGGCTAGACCAGCCACAAAAATAGTGATATAAAAGACTGTTATAATTGCATAGAGGAAACAAGCGCCAAACAATTTAATAACCCTATTTAGGAAAAAGAGGTGAAAATATGGCATACAGCCGTGGTAATTCAACTAACATTATCGTGGGTGCAGCAGCACTATTCGTTGCTGATACAACACTTGATAATGCTTCACTAACTGCTTTTGATGCTACAGAGTCTTACAAGGATACCCTTGCTGACGACGTAGATTACACAAACGTTGGTTATACAATGAACGGACTTGAGTTGCAGTTCCAGCCTGACTTCGGCGAAGTACAGGTTGACCAAATTCTTGACGTTGCAAAACTTTACAAGCAGGGTATGCAGGTTAATCTTGCAACTGCTTTTGCTGAGGCTACCCTTGAGAACCTTCTCTTGGCTCTAGCATACAGCGATTCAAAACTATCTGGTAACAAGGCAGTTTCAGCAGGACGTACACTTGATCTTTCAGCAGGTGACATTGGAGAATGCCCAGTAGAGCGTGGTATCGTTGCAGTAGGTCCAGGTACAGGTGACTGTGCTGACTCTGCATACGTAGAGCGTGTTTACACAGCATACCGTGCACTTTCAATTGAAAATGTTACAGTATCTGCAAAGCGTGATGAGGCTTCAATGTTTGAAGTTTCATTCCGTCTACTTCCAGAGGATGTTTCAGGCTCATACGGTAAGATCGTAGATCGTACCTGGGGCGGATCATAATTAAATAATTATACGACTTGGCCCATCTCTTCGGAGGTGGGCTTTGTTGTTTGGTATAATGATTAAATGGCTACAACAGTTTATAATAATAAGATAATTAAACTTATTGACGGAACAGAAATATATGCAACACCCCTAAAGATTAAATATCTTCGTGAGTTCATGGAGGCATTTGAATTTGTAAAAACCGCAAAAGATGATGATGAAGCAATAGAGTTATTGTCAGAGTGTGCCAGAATATCAATGAAGCAATACTATCCAGAAATATATAAAACTGTTGAAGAGATTCAAGACAACCTTGACTT